ATAGTTGCATTGGTGACTGCGCCATTCCACCTTGAGCATATCTTGGTTCTTTTGATTGGTAATTCAAAGACATTTGATTGATTGTCTTTGGTGAATATACCATTCCACCTTGAGCATATCTTGGTTCTTTTTGACCGCCAAGAAGACCTTGTTGCTTTAATTGTTTCATCTGCTCACCACGAGTGCTCATTCCATATTTTTCTCCAATTATTTTTTGAGACTCTCCCCAGGTCATAGTTTTATCATTACGCCCCAGTAGTCTATTAATTTCACTTTGCTGCCTTTCACTTCTACTACTTAATCTAGCAGCGAGTCCCTGAGTATTTTGTTGCAATGAAGGTGTGGGTTGTGGTTTGGAAGGAGAAGTTTGTGTTGCTGTTTTAGTTTTAGGAACGCTTACGTGCCTATTTGCTAAAGGACCATATCCAAACTTAACAAGAGTGCTTGGAGATTTTGGATCTTTATTATATCGCTCTACATCTTGTTGGGAATATGTTTGAGTTAAAGGTAACCTGACTTCTCCCACATTAACTCCAAGAAGTTTATCCTGATACATTAGGTTCATTCCTTGTGGGGCCATTACTCTCCCAGTTCCAGGTAGAAATCTACTCAAAGAACCAATCAATCCTCCACCTTGAGCGTATGTTTTTCCACCCATTATTTTCGGTCTGTTCGTGCCACCACCAGCAGCATTCATTGCTTCCAGAGTATTCACACCATATTTTTCAACAGCACCACGAGACATCACAAACTCACCATCACTTAACATTGCAGGAATTTTATCTACACCCTTTTCGCCACTTACATATCCAGGATTAAAAGAACCACCACCAAACATTCCAAACAACTTTTTAAAGTTTGCAAATCCACCACCTTTAAATGCGGGTATTTTTGGTTGCTTATCTTCACCTTGTCCCGTAAAATTTTCTATTCCTTCACTTAGAGCCATTGTGGTTCCAACTGTCGTAGCAACTGTTAATCCTGCTGCAACTAATTTACCACCTTTACCTCCAAGAAATTTTGCTGCTCCCTTTGCCCCCACCATTTGAGCGACAGTTTGAAGTAACTTTCTTGTTCCAAAAAATACTAACTTTGTTAATCCACCAACAAACTTACCAAATCCTGTTCCAAATCTAAGATAAAGTGCAAGAAGTTTTGGCCAATGATCACCAAAAAATCTAAACAAAGAATCAATCTTTTTCTTGTTCTCAGGATCTGCAAACCAATCTAATAACTTAAGAAAAACTTTACCCCAGAAAATAGCCATAAAGAAGTCAATGATTCTTCTAAGCATTGATTTCACGGGAGCAACAACTTTTTCTGCTGTTTTTATTGCAAGAGCAAATCCTTTTTCTAATTTTGATTCAGCAAGTGCTCTCTTTGCATTTTCACCCTCTTTTCTTGCTCTTTCGTTTGAATCTTTTTGTGTTTTATTTTGTTGAGTTAAGTTCTTAATAATCTCATTTAATAAACTTGTAATTTCAATAAAACTATCTTGAGTTGATACTTTACCAATTGCTGGAGAAAGTGATAGTTTTTTGATTCCAGGAAGTGCTTTTTGTTTCCCTAAATTCATTCCAACTGCAGTGCCTTTTTTAAAACTTTCTGCAGTGATCTTTTTGACTTTAAATCTACCTTTTTTACTTTTTATTCTTTTCCATTCATTTGTAATCATCTCAACCTCTTCTGTTGGAAGAGTCTGATTTCTCATTCTTGCAGCAGCCATTCTCTCCTTGAGAAGAGATGAATAAGTATCATAATCAATATCAAAGACATCCTCAAGACCAAGTAATCTTAATATCCTTTCGTCTATCTTTTCATCAACCAAGGCACGACCATTCTTCGCTTTTGATACTGGTACAATTTTAGAAGAATTGAGTGCCATTTACTTGCTGTTGTTTTGTTTTTTCTTCTTCCAGATGCTGCATTAACAATTCAACATAGATGTCTCGTTCCCAAGGCATCATATTTTCAATCTCCGTTAATGAGTATTTATGGTACTGCATCAAGGCAAAATTGAGACGAAAATAACTTTCAAGGTTCATATGAACCAGTGCTATGCGAAAAAAGATGCTAACCCTTCTAAAACGACTTCGCTTTCAACTTGAGTTTTTGGATTTGTAACTTTAACCTTATGAGAAAGTTTAGGCATCGTTTCAAAGAACTTTTCAATTTCTTTGAACTGTGATGAGTTCATTTGCTCTAAAAATTCATTCAGTTCTTTTTTAGTCACATCAGAAGCTGACCATACTTCATCTTCAGTGTAAATCTTATCAATACAAGAACCAATTAATTCAAATGATTGATCCATTGCATTTGTATTTGAGAAATCAAAATTAGTTTTAATAAACTGCTCAAGTGATGGATACTTCATTTCCATCATAATGCTTTTATCTACACGAATTTTATTCGTGTGATCTTCATTCTTTTGAACTTTAATGTCATCCAAGTTAAGAGTCACTGTAGTTGTGGTTTGTTCATCATCAGGACAAATTATATTAACTTCAATTTCTTCTCCAACTGACTTACCACGAATATTAAGAAACAAATATTCAATATCAAATGTAGGAAGTGTTTCTACTTTTACACCCTTAGATAAAATACAATTTTTAATTACTGTCTTAATTGCATTTGTGATTTGCTTTGTGTCTTCACTTTCTAAAGCAATCACTAATACTTTTTCTTCTTTGACTAGAAAGGGTCTATATTGAATTGTTTCTCCTGTTGATGGCAATTCAACTTCATAAGTTGGGGTACTAATCTTTGGTAAAGGCATAATGACCTATAGCATTTCAGTATGATTATTTATTACTGTCTACTGAGAGTGAATGTATTAAAATTAAATTGTGGATCAAATATACTTGGTTCTGCAAACCCTACTCTACCAACTCCAGGAAGTCCTGCTTCAACTCTTCTATCTACAGCACTTCCAGAAGATCTTGATGGTTGATCAGATATTCCACCATAATTAAATTGATTTTCAAAAATAGGATTGTAGTTACCAGACCAATCATAATTTGGTATTGGACTTAATTCACTTCTGTTTTGATCTGAAATTGGTTCTACAGGTGAGGTTGGATATCCACTTACAAGATATCTAATATATGTCATTGATACGGTGCATTTTAATAAATTTGAGGAATCATAGGAAACAGGCATTGATTGAATACTAATAGGATATGCCCTAATAAATTCATACTCCAATTTACTTTTATAATCTCTTTCAAATTTAATTACTTTAAGACCTTGATCAACAACATATTCATCTGGATATCTAACTCTGTAAAAATAATTTTTTGCAGATGAACTAAGATTGCCTCTCATTTGTGTATCTGGTGTTTTACTTTCACCAGCAATGTATTTTATCCAAGATTCAAAAAACATAATGGGCAAATATTGTTGAGCATCAACATAAAAAGTAAAATCAATTCTATCATCATATATTCTTCGGTATGCGTGTCTTTCAGTTACTCCAGTATAATCATTATTAATTTCTAAAGTTGCTAAAGAAGACCCAGGCAAAGATGCTTCAGCGCAGGAAATGTTTAATTTGTATCTTTCTTCCGATGACATTTTAAGAGTATCACTTTTCTGTAACACATCCAATAAAGCATCTGGAATAGGAACTTCAACTTCAAAATGAGAAGTTAAAGCCGGTCTAAGTAGTTTAGATTTAATGTAATCTACTGACCTTGGATTAGGCATTTATAAATACTTTTTGACTGTTATATATTATGTATTAGGGATAATGGCAGAAAGTATCAAGAGCAAATACAAACCATCATATCCACAAAAATACAAAGGTGATCCGAATAATATTATTTGTAGAAGCAGTTGGGAACGCCGCTTCTGTCACTGGTGTGATCTAAATGAAAGTATTGTTTCTTGGGGAAGTGAAGAGTTTTTTATTCCTTATTACAATCCAGCGAAGGAAAGAGTGTGTAGATATTTCCCAGACTTTATTATTAAAGTAAAAGAGCAGTCTGGTCAAATTAAAACATATGTCGTTGAAGTTAAACCAGCGAAACAGACGGTTCCTCCACAGAAAAAAAGTAGAGTAACAAAATCATACATTCACGAATGCACGACCTATGCAGTTAATCAAGCAAAATGGAAAGCAGCAAAAGAATGGTGTGCTGATAGAATGCTTGAGTTTATTGTTATCACAGAAAAAGAATTAGGTATTAAATAATGGCAGAAGGTTTCGGTCAATATATTGCTGGTTCAACTACTAGAGTTAGAAAACTTAAGCAAGAAATTGATAAGAAAAATATAAAAGATCCTGAAGATATTATGATACTGATTATGGAACTCTTCACGGAAAAAACTTGGATACCAGAAGTTGGAAAGTTTTATACCTTTGTTTATAATCCTAAGACTCCAGATATTGAATACGATCAACACCCACTCATTGCTTGCACCGAAATTCAAAAATGGGGATTTAAAGCAATCAACTTTCACTGGAGGCAATCAAGAAACTATACTTGGGAAGAATTAGCAGGACAACTTCACGTTGTTAAGTATGAAGAACTTGATGAATTACTTGCTCTACAGTATGGAAAATTCCTTCTAAATAAATAAAAACTCCTTATAAATGTCTCATACTCTACAAAAAACTGAGATAGGTAATCTTGTAAACGGGGAGGGAGTCTAATGCCGTCTAGTAGTAAATGGAATACGGATGGTGCAAAATCTAGCACTAGCACACCATTTCCAGTAAAATTAGGAGAACAGACAAAATCTTATACATTAAAAACAGAGGCAAATATTGTTAAAGAAAGAGTTAGTGCATCCAAACTTACTTTACAAGACGAGGTGCAGCAAGGAAATACAAAAACACCAAGAGCATTAGCAACTTCACTTGATGGTGGAAAAACCTGGACCTTAGAAAAAGATTCTGAAGGAAAATCAATATTAGATTCTACTCAAATTGCCGCTCTGTATCCTGGAAATAAATTATATGCAGCAGTAAGAAACGTAGCTAAAATTGATGCTCAATCAAATGGTGCTTCTCCAGCACAACAAAATGATTTAACCAACGGCAATGCAGCCGCCACTCCAGGAACAGGAGACTCGATAACAAATGAAGATCGAAACTTTTTTGAGAAAGAAAGAAAAAGTATAAAA